AGCCCAGCCGTCTAATCCCAGCCGCCGTCGGCGGCCGCGAGCTCGAGCAAGAATGACAGGCGCATCTCTTATGGAAAGCAAACAATAAATACACTCGCGTTTGTCACCACGTTTTGACAAAGGTAGTATCACGCAATCGAAAGATCGAATATGGCCTCTACACGCCTGATTCGTTTTTGATTTACACCGATGAAAGCGATTGGAAGCGAATCAAGGCCGTGTGTGTCGAGGTCGGCCAGCGAACACCGCCGCCCGGTGGGAACGCAATCGTGCGGCCCTTCGAAATGATGACCACGCAGATCTGGGCTCGCGAGAAAGTCGATACCTTGTGGGGGACGGTGGAGGCCGGGAAGGTGGCGACGACGAAAGAGGGGAAAATTGTGTCCGTAGAAGACAACCCTTACCGCGTCATTGGAAGCGCTGGGATGGAACTGGAAGAGCAAATCCTTCTCCCGTTTTTCCTCACATACAAAACATACCCCATCGACGCGCTTCTCAACTTCACCGAAGGCGACGGGATCGTTCACGCAAATATTCAAATCGCGATTCTTCTGATTTTGCTTAACGAAATCATGAAGTTCCAGTCATTCAATCAGCCTTATATCATCGCACCGAGCGGGACGAAATTGCCTGAGTCGCAAGCGATGGGCCCGTGGTCGGTGCTCGCGCTTCAAACGAGCGAAGGAAAAAATGCTCAGATCGGGACGCTTCAGCTATCGACCGACCCGACGAAATACATGGCCGCGATTGAGTCGCGCCTGTCTTACATCTACTCGCAAAACGGCATTCCGCCGAGCGCCTACCAAGCGAACAAAAGCCCGCAGTCTGGATACAGCATGAAAATCGAGCGCCGAGCGCTTGACGAAATCCGCCAGAACGACAGCGAATACTACCGCGACTTTGAACGGCAGTGCTTCGAGATCACCCGCGTGGTGAACAACTACCACAATGACAAGGCCGAGAAAAAGATCCCTGATGATGCTCTTTTCACAATCGATTTTGCCGAGGCGAAATACGATTACACCATCGACGAAATCATCAAAGATGAAACGCATGAGCTTGCGAACAATCTCACGACTGAGGTTGAGCTTTTAATGAAACGAAACTCTGACTTGACCGAAGAACAAGCCGCCACGAAGGTCGAAGAAAACCGAAGGCAAAATGTCGCCGTCGCCCCGATCCCTGAGTTCGGCGCGCCGGCGATCACGCCGCCCATTATCGGCGCATGACGGTGACGCATGGCCGCTCCATGGGTTGATCCCGGACGTAAAGCGGGCGAGGTCATCGGGGATTTAATCGAGTCGCACATTATCGCGTTGACGGTAAAAATAAATCGGATCGTCAAGGCCATGGGTGAAGGCCGGGCGACGAAAGAGCAAGCGGCGCACGCGCTCCAGTATCTACTCGCAAATCGTCGGCAATTAAACGATGCAGTCATCGGGATCAATTCGGACATCGCGCAGGTTGTCGGCAAAGAGATGGGTCAACTCCTCGGCCTGTCATCACGAGAGCTCAAAGGACTTGGAATTGATTTCGCGTTCGCACCGTCCGACGTTAAGGCCGCGAGCTTTGCCTATCAAAACCTGACGATTTGGTTTGAGACAGCCACAGCGCAAGCTTCGAAAGAAGTCTTCGCGGGACTTCTCAAATACGCAAACACAGGATCAAAGACGGGACTTGCTCGCATGATCGGCGAAATGCCGCAGGCAAAATACGCGCAATACGGCGATACCATCGTTCATTCTCACCTAAACGCTTTTTACCAGCAGACGAACAACGCTCGCGCAGAACGCGCCGGTGTGAGGCGATGGCGCTACATGGGCCCTGCGCCTGAGCGTGAGTTTTGCAAAGCGATCTTCGGAAAGGTCTTCACCATCGATGAAATAAACGCGATGGACAACGGGCAGACAGGAAACGTGTTCATCACTTGCGGCGGGTATAACTGCACTCACCGCTGGGTTCCAATTGCTCCGACAAAGGCAGATCGGACAGCCTCTCCGACTACGGAAGCGGAGGCCGAGGAAACAGCGCAACGTCTCGGCGTGGCGAAGTCTGACAAAAACAGCGTGTTCATTCGAAGCGGGAAGACGTATTCAAGCGAGATCAAGCGCAAGGTGAAATTCGACGAAAACGGGAATGCCTACTATGAGCGATTCACGGGCGAAAAGCAGAAGGTAAAAACCGACTCACAAGGGAACTATTACATCGACGCTTTCGGCGCATCTAATCGAGCATCAAAAGGAAAAGCGAAATGATGACTATTTCGATACAGTTAAAGGGGCTTGATAAAAGCATTTCGCAGATCAATAAAACAGACCTTGCGAGTATCGGTGCAAAAGTTATTGAGCTATCTGAGTCTCAAATCGCGAAAAAAATAGATGCCAGAGGGAATAAATATAAACCTTACTCAAAGGAATATGCGAAGGCTAAGCATGTCTCGCGGTCATCCGTCACACTTGTTTCGAATGCTCTTGTGAGGCCTAAAGGAGCGATGAACCAAACCGGGCACATGCTCAAAGAGTTCGGTGTGATAAAACTGACAAAGGGAATGGTGGTTTTGGGGTGGACAAACCCAAAAAATAAGGCGAAAGCGCGAGGAAATTTCAACACGCGGCGCTTCATCGGGCTGAATGAGAAAAGCAGAAAAGAGCTTTTCAAATACGTTAGGAAAAATCTATTCTCATGAACCTTTGACAATCGGCAAAAACTCGCTTAAAATCAAGTCACAAAGTCTTTATGATTGGGGGAAAAATGCCAGAACCGATAGACGCAACGAAACCGCCCGAGCCACAGGGAACTGTGCCACCGGGAACTGCGGACGCAGGCGCGAAAAAGCCAGAAGGCTCTACGCAAACGATTTCAGAGCGCGAAGCGTATCTTGAGAGTGAGAATAAAAAACTTATCGCAGAGCGAGACGCGGCGAAAAAAAAGGCACGGGAAGCCGATGAAAGGATTCTCGCGGAAAACAATGAGTTTAAAAAGCTCTTTGAGGCCGCGAAGCCAGAACTCGAGACCCTGCGCCAAAGAGTTTCGGCGATTGACGAGCGGACGAAAGCAAAGCTCGCAACCGAAGAAAAAAAACTCACTCCAGAGGACAAAACGGAATATGACTCTTTCATTTCGAAGCTGTCAGAAGATGACCGCCTCGAATGGATCAGCGCCCGCCTTTCCTCTCGGCAGAGTCCACCATCATCTAGCCCAGGGTCGGGAGCGCGCCCGACGGGTGACGGAAAAACCGTGACCCAAGAAAATTTCAATGGGATGAGCCCATTGGAAAAAGCCGCGTTCTTCGCAGGCGGCGGAAAGATCGCCTGACGAAAAGGATACCAACATGGCCAATGTTTTTACTGCCATCGCCCCGACGCTTTTCAGCGCGGCTCGCGTTGTGCCGCGTGAACTAGCAGGGGTTCTCGCTTCCGTCTCTCGGGATTTCAACGACATGGGCGTCGCCAAGGGCGATTCAGTCAAAATCTCGGTCGCCCCGGCGCTCTCCACCGCGAGCGTCACCCCGTCGCAGACCTTCACCGAAGGCGCGAGCCGCACGGCAGGCGCTTCGACGCTCACATTGAATCAGTTCAAAGAAGTGAGCTGGCACATGACCGCCGAGCAAGAGCGCTCGCTTCAAAACTCGCAAACCGCCCGCGACATGCTCCAGCAAACCATCGAGCAAGGGTTTCGAGCCCTCATCAATGAAATGGAAGCCTACGTTTGGGGCGTCGCCCGAAAGGCCGCTTCCCGCGCTTCCGGAGCTGGCGGCACCACGCCGTTCGCCTCCGACATCAGCGCGGCCCCACTTGTGCGCAAGATTCTCCAAGACAACGGCGCGCCCGATGGCGACCGCTCGCTTGTGATTGACAGCGCCGCAGGAGTGAAACTGCGCTCGCTTGGAAACCTCGTCCAGTATCTCCAAGCCGGTGACACCGACGCTCTGCGCCGTGGTCTGATCGGCGAGATCTCGGGCATGATGGTTCGCGAGTCCGCTCAAATCGTCCCAGTTACGAAAGGCGGCGGGACTCTTTACACGTCAAACGGCACCGGCCTACCGGTCGGCACCACGTCTATCCCTCTCATCACCGGTTCGGGCGACGTGCTCGCTGGTGATTGCGTGACCTTCGCCGGTGACAGCAACGTTTACATCGTCAAAACCGGAATCGCCGCCCCCGGAACAATCGAGATTCAAGAGCCGGGCCTGAAAGTGGCAATCGCCGCGTCCGCCGTCGCCATGACCATCGGCGACAGCTTCACCGCGAACCTCGCCTTGCATCGCTCCGCCGTTGTGCTTGTCGCTCGCCCCGCGATCCAGCCAGAAGGCGCAATCGCCGAGCAAATGGTTCTCGCAGATCCTCTTACCCGCATGAGCGCCCTTCTCCTTCGCGTGCCAGGAAACGCTCAGTCGAGTTGGTATCTGCGAACGGTCTACGACGCTTTCGCGCCGAACCCCTACGCTATCGCCATTCTTCGAGGCTAACCATGAGCGACGCTTGGGAAATCGTAAATCCAAAAGCTCCCGAAGGCGGGAGCGTTTTGGTTGACGCGACTTCATGGCCCGTCTACGAAAAAGCGGGCTGGGTGAAAAAGGGTTCAAAGGCGAAAGCCGAAGAACCTATTCCCTCGAAGTCTGAAGAACCTGAAACAGAACAGCCGAAAAAGAAACGGATGTTTTAATCATGAGCCTTGAGGTCAAAGAAGATTCCACCTATACCTTCCGGTTTGAAAAATATCTCGGAAGGTCGCCAGCGAGTATTTCGGCGGCAACGCTGAGAATATTTTCGTCTGGCGGGCTGGAGCTCAAGACCTCAACGCCCATGACAATTTCGGCAAACGCCGCATCTTTGGCCGTCAACTTCGCAGTAGATCCTTCGCCTCAAAGCTACTCGCTCGGCAGGAACTACCGCGCTGAAATGACGGTCGATGGCGTCGTCCATAACCGCCTTTTCGACATCGTGAAATATCCTTTCGTCAACGAGGTCACCGACAACGACCTGAACACCGAATGGGATGGGATCGAAACTCTCGCCGCAACGAAGCGCGGTGAGACAGATTCCGGCGATACCGATGAGGCCGTGGACGCAGAGCGCGGCGAAGCAACCGGATATTGGGACGGCGGGATTATCAATTTTTTCCCGCTTGGAGATGTTGGCCAATGCTCAGAGCACACGGTGACTACTTGGACATCATCGACAAAGACATTCAAGTTTGATCCGCCTCGCGGGTCGGCCATTGTCGCCGGACAAGCCTACACGGTGCGCCGCAACTTTTCACGCGAAATCTCGGCGGCGGGTGAAATCGTCTCCGCAGATCTTTGGAAAAAAGAAAAGCGCGCCGCGTTGGTGCTTGACGGGTCGCAGTTGTCCAGGCTCATCATCTATAAGACGCTTGAGCGTCTTTTCGGCGGGCTGATACGAGGAACCGATGAAGAGTGGGTACCGCTTTTTGAGCGATACCAAAACCTTTACTCTCAGGAACTCGCATCTATCCCTCTGGAATACGACAGCGACGAAATCGGCGCATTAGAAACGGTGACTGGCCTCGGGTCTGTCATCATGGATCGCTAAATGGTCGATGCGCTGAAAGAGTTTGAGGCCGTCATTGGGCGAAGCGTTGGCCCCGCGATGATCTCCACGATCTCAGAGCCAGAGGGCCCGATGACCGGGCTTGTGGTCAAGATCGATCACGGTGACTCTGAAGTCGGCGACAACGACATGGGCGACCTAGCCGAAGTGTTCCCGATGTATGCGACATTTTCAGCACCGCAGAAAAATTGGGCCGACGCGATGAGGGCCGCGAGAGCCGTGAAGCAGAACGTCCTCAGTTCAAAACATCAAAGATGGTCGGTAGGGCCTATCAATCGCATCGACGCGGAAGGGACATACTCAATCCGCTTGACTGTGCTTGTAACGCTCGTCTACCGTCCATAAAATCAGGAGATAAAAATGTTTTTCGGAACAAGAAGCGACCCACAAGGCGCAAAGGATTTGCTTTTAAAGCAACCGGATATTTTCATTCAGCGGCAGAACTACTCGGGTGCGGGCGTGGCCGCGATAGCTACGAACGACGTGACGCTTACCCCTGCCACTTCCCCGGCATGGACAATTGATGAGCACAAGTCCGTTGCTGGTTACAACATGATCGTCCAAGCAAACAACGGCGAGGTCTTCGAAGGGCCCGTGAAGTCGAATGCGGCAACTGCCGTGACATTTGACGCGACGGCGATGAAGTCATTGAAGGATGGAACTGTTGGAGCCGCGACTGACTTTACCGTCGCAACGCTCTATTATTTTTACATCCTCCAGCCTCATGCGACCTATCAGCATGGCGATTGGTTCGGCTACGCCCGAGAAATCGAGGTCATGGCCGAGGAAGAAACAGCAGAGTTCGTATACGGCATCCCCGAGCAAAGCATCCGCGAGGATCTTCTACGGATGAAATATTCTGTGAAGGGCAAAAACTTCGACGTGATGAACGAAGACGTTTTCGCCGCCGTGTTCAACAGCGCACAAAAGGGAAGCCAGACCTCGCAATGGGAACAGCATCTCGGTTTCTCACCCGCTTCGCGAAAGTGGTATCGAATCACCATGATCGGCCAAAACGTGAACGACAAAGAGTGCATGATCCAGTTTTGGCTCGGCCAGTTCAAGCTCGAAGGGGCTCTTGCTCTTTCAGGCCGCGAACACAAGGGCCTTGGTTTCGTCGTCAATGTGAAACAAGACTCTCTGCACGTTGGGACTCAAGACGCCGGGCGAATGCGCGTCAACGAGTGAGATGAGATGAACCAAAATCGTCTTCCGCTTGAGGACTTCGTGCCTCTCACGGATTACGAGGCGCGGGAAATGAAGCCATTTAAACTTCGCTTCCCGCGCACCGGGTTCGTCTATTCATGCCGCCCTCAGTTGGCGCTTGTTTTTGTTCGCCTGTGGAGCGCAAAAAATACGATAATGTCCGAAATCGAAAGAGCATCGATTGAAAGCTCTACGAGCAAATCCCCTGCAATGGCGCGGCTCGCCTTGGACGCCGCGCCCTCGAATGCGGCTCCCTCTTTGATGAAACCATTGGCGACAATCTGAGCCTTCTCGCGAGCCGAAAGGCTTTCGACCGTGCGCCCCATCGCTTGCGCGCCTTCCTGTAATATCTTCGAGTAATTTTTTGTGATGCCGACAGAATCGGTGAGCATGGAGTTTTCGTTTTTCACGCCTTCGGTGAAAGTGACAACTGCTTCGCCGAGCTCATAATGGGCTTGGCGATTATTCACCGCGTTGTCTTTCGCGATCTTGAGAAGTTCAATCGCTTTAGGTAGGCTCATGCCGGACGCGAGAAGATTTGAAAGCGAACTCGCGGCCTCCTGAAAGCTCATGAGCCCATCTGCGGCCAGAGACTGCGCGGCGACCTTCGCCTCATCAAAACTGTTCCCGGTCGCTTTCGATATCGCTCCGAGCTTATTAAAAGCCTGTTCCTGTCTCGCGGCAATGTCGGCGAATTTTGTCCCGACCACAATGAACCCGGCTACCGCGCCAACTACCGCGCCGATGGCGACGGCGGCAACTCTCACCGGACCAGGAAGG